GGCAAGTCTCCGACCGATGCCGAACTGGCCACCGGGACCAACTGGGACAAGACCGCCACCAGCATCAAGCACACCGCTGGTGTTGCTCTGATCGGTGACGCCTCCAAGTAACCCTGATAGCGGGCTGGACCTGTGGTTTGGCCCGCTGAGGACGTGAGCATGAGCAAGAACAACATCTGGTACCTGCCCGGGCCGTTCCACCAGTACCAGGAGGATGTGAAGGCCCTGGCCAAAGAGCATGGCCTGGTCATCCTTGACGCCAACGCCGCCACCAGCCGCAAGGGCGAGGCCAACGATGTGCCCGAGGTCACCATTCGCCCAGAACTGAAGGCCGCGGCCGTGGTTGTCGGGGCAGACGGTCTGGCCCAGGGCGAGGCCGATCACTTAGTTGCTGAAATGGCAGCCATCGGCGTGATCGTCGAGTCGTTCGCCAAGCAGAGCCTGGAGCGCCCCGAAGGCGAGTTGGGTGAAACCGCTGGACGCCTGTTCCAGGTGCTGGAAGCGGTCAATGCCGGCATTGCCAGCCTGCAGCGTGAGCGCGACTGTGAAGTGCAGAAGGTTGTCAGCCTGGAGCAGGAGAAGGACGAACTGCTGAAGCAGAACGCTGACTTGCTGAAGCAGATCGAATCCCTCAAGGCGGCAAGCGCTGACCCCGAGGTCGAGGCCATGAAGGCCAAGCTGGACGCAGCCGGGGTCACGTACCGCGCCAACGCCTCGAAAGAGTCGCTTCAGAAGCTGGTCGAAGACCTGGCCAAGTAATACCGGGGCTGCGGCCCCACTCATTCAAGCGGAGGCCTGATGGCTACCTACATCACCGTGGCCGACGTGGATTCGATCCTCGGGGCTACCTGGGCGGCAGTTGAGTCAAAGGACGAGGCGGTCTTCGAGGCGAACGCTTATCTGACGGCGCTCAACCTGTCTGGCATCGACATGGAAGATATCCCTGACGATGTGAAGCAGGCGGGTGCCCGGCTGGCCAAGTGCGCGTCCCAGGGCAAGCTGTACCAGCAGCAAACAGAGGGATCGCTCGAATCCAAGACCGTCAAGGCTGGCTCGGTATCGACCAGCAAGAGCTTCGGTTCGATCGATAAAACCTCAACGGCCGCCCAGCCTGCCTGCGTGCAGCTGGCGCTGGCACTGCTCACTCCCTGGCGCAGCAATCCCTTCGCTTTCGCAGTGAAACGGGGGTAGGCATGGGTATCCGCGACGACATTCAGGCCGATCTGGCCGAGGCCTTCGATGATGACTTGGCCGATGCCGTGCAGGCCTTCACCGGCTCCTACATGGGGCCGGGCGAGTGGGATCCGGTCAACGAAACGACCACAGCGCAGCCAGTGGCCTATACCGGGCGAGGCGTGTTCGACAGCTACGACAGTCACCGCATTGATGGCTTGAACATCCTAGTGGGTGACGTGCTGCTGGTCTGCCTGGCCAGCGAGGTCACCGACAAGCCAGCGGTTGGCCACCGGATTACCGCCGACGACCTGATCACCGGCGAACCGGTTACCTACCGAATCGTGAGCCCAGGCATTGATCCGGCGAAGGCGCACTACGAGATCCAGCTGAGGAAGTGACCAATGGCCAGGGGAAGAGGTTGGAGTACACCACCAAGTGCATTTTCTGGGGTGGTGGAAGATGCGCTGACTCAGCGGTCCAGGGCGATAGCCATTGCTATGCTTGGTGAGATCGTGTTGCGTTCTCCGGTCGGTAATCCAGACCTGTGGAAGAATCCTCCACCACCTGGTTATACGGGGGGCAGATTCCGGGGTAGTCACATCGTCAGTGTCGGCGCTCCGGTTTATACGCAGACGACCAAGATTGACAAGGTCGGAGCAGAGACCATAGCGGAAGGGCAGCGGCAGCTTTCAGGCCTTGAGCCGTTCACCGTCATTTTCATCCAGACGAACTTGCCCTACGCCGAGAAACTAGAGGACGGCCACTCGACCCAAGCGCCTGGCGGCGTGTATGCGGTGTCGTTCAATGGCGTCTCGCAGGCTTATTCATGACCTTCGAACAGATCCGCGCCATTGTCGTCGGGCGCATGCAGCAGTGGGCGGGAATCCCCGCAGACGCTGTCG